CTTATGAATCGTTGCCTGTGGCTACCGTCCCTGTTATTGCGTAGTGGAGGAATGAATGCCTGGAGTTAAGACTTATAATCCATCTCGCGTTGTTGTAGTTATGAATGGGTTTCCTATGTCTGGTTTTGCAGATGGAACCTTTGTTCATATCACTATGCAAAACGATGGTGTTACTTCTCAGGTTGGCGCTGATGGAGAAATTGCGCGAGCCATTAACACTGATCGTCGCTGCACAATAACAATTACTCTACAGCAGACTAGTCCTGCTAATGATTTCCTTTCAGGAATGTTTAGCATGGATGTAATGACTTGTGGTGGATTGCTCGGCCCATTACTCATTCAAGACTTGTGTGGAGAAACTATCTTCCAATCATCTAAGGCATGGGTTGTTAAGCCTGCTGATGTTGAGTTCGGCAAGGAAATAACCAACCGTGCTTGGCAAATTGAGACTGCGCCGCCTTCAGTATATGTGGTGGGCGGTAACGCTATATCTGCGAATTAGAGGAGGCGCTAGAAACGTGGCAGCTAGACATGAATTTGAGCTAGACAACGGCAGTAAATTTTACATTCGACGTTATGAACCTTTCTTGTCATTAACAATATTGGGGGAAGTCCAACGAAAGTTTCTGCCGCCCATGGCTTCTTTGATGGAAGCTAATGATCAAAAGAATACTGATGAAGAACGAACCAGATCGGCTATGCAAGCTATGGAGACTATTTCCAAAAACTTGGATGGTAAATCTCTTGTTGACTTAACAAAGTTGGTGCTTAATCGTGAATACATTTCCGTATCCATACAAGGAGATGCGCCGCGTCAGTTGGATGAAGGCACTATTAACCTGGCTTGTGAAGATGTTTCGGAAGTAATTGAATTGGTTCTTGAAGTGTTGAGGTTCAATTACGAAAGACTTTTTACGCAAGGCAGGAACCTTATTGGAAGGGCAACGCCCCAAGTGGCGAACCAATAGGTATTCTGCGAGAAGATTTCATAGAGGAATTGTTCATATGGCGACCAATATTAGAGGGACTAGTAACAATATCAGAAGTCAAAAGTGGGGACGTTGACATAGTTGATTTGCTCAAATTGAATGCGCTAATGGATATGCGGGCTGCTGCTGAGCAACGCGAAATAGAGCGCGCCAGGAGCAAATCATAATGGCTATTGTCCGCGAACTCACTACACTTCTTGATTTTCAAGTTGACACTAAAGGTGTCGATAAGTATCAAGCAGCTGCTAATAAAATCAAAGAAATTGGCCTTGGTCTTGGAAAGTTATTTGGTATTGTATTTGCTGCTGATAAAATATTTGGTTTGGTAGACGGCCTTATTCATGCTGGAAAAGAAATCAATATTCTAGTTTATCAATTGACTAGAATGGCGAGAGCAGGAGATGATATTAATGCAGTTCAAGAACAACTATTTAAAACTGCTCAAGATACTGGAATTGAATATACAGAAGCATTATCTACATACAAAGAATTTCTCAATGAGAGTAGAGAACTCAATGTAAGTCAAGATCAACTATTAAAGACAACGGACAATATCTTTAAGGCACTTCGCCTAGGCGCGGCTAGTCCAGAAGCTATTCAAGCAACCATGGCAACGTTTGAACGTTCATTCCGTATGGGAAGAATGGGCAGACGTCAATTTGGTATGCTAACACAACAAGCTCCTGAGGTTGTAAATGCATTAGCTCAGGCTCTTGGTAAGACTAGAGAACAACTAGAGGAGATGTCCAAAGCAGGAGACATAACTGCTAAAGTATTGATTGATGGACTTGGGAAAGTCATTCCTCAACTTGATAGAGACTTCGCAACTAGACCGCGTAAGTTGGGCGAAGCATTCAATTATGCTTGGAATGCTGCTGCGAAACTATCTGCTCAAATATGGAAGATAGTCGGTCTCAATAGTCTAGTTGCGAAAGGAATTATATGGACTGTTGATCAAGTAACATTTGCGCTTAGAAAACTAACTGAGGTAATGGGTGGACTTGAAAATGTTTTAAAGTTCATCGGAATTACTATGGCTGTTGTTTTTGGTCCGAGACTAATTTCATTCTTGGTTTTAGCAATTGGTAATACAATTAAATGGGCAGCATCTAACTTACTTGTTGCTGCTAGTTATATGGCAATAGCAGCTGCGGTCTTAGCTATTGTTCTTGCCATAGATGATATTATGGTATGGATGAGAGGTGGTGATTCTGTAATTGGAGATTGGCTAGGACCATTTGATAAATTTACGGAGTCGTTCAAGAAACTATTTGAAGGCTCTGACTTCTTTGCGTCTTTCCGTATGATACGAGATTTGTTCAAAGGTGACTTTGGTGGAGCCTGGGAGGAACTCAAAACATCAATACGTGACGTAAGTGGTTTACTTGGTGATATGCTTTTGCTGGTAATTGCCATTACTGCTGGTTGGTTTATTTGGAGAGTTATGAGGTTCTTTGGACTTGTTCAAGCAGTTACTGCTGTAGTAACTGCTGTTACTAGTGTCAGCACTGCAGCTGTAACTACTACAACAGCATTAGAGACTATGGGTGCTGTTTCTTTTGGAGGTTTATTAGCATCAATTGGAATGGTAACTGGAGCCTTAGCTGTTGCTCTTGGATTGCTTGGTTTAGCAGGAGTGTCTGGTAAAATGAATCTGCCTATGCTCGATGACTTTGGCAGAAAAGTAGGAACATGGGGAGGACAACCTGAAGAGGAAGTTCCAGATCCAGGCGCTAATGAGCAAACTAGATTTACTCGTTGGCTACAGAGTTTATTGCCTAAGTCTTTAGGTGGTGCGTCGCCAGATACAGGCGGACCACCTAATGTAATTCCACAAGTTACTCCTGGCCAAGTAACTGGAACTCCTGCGCCGGGAACTCCTGGCGCGCCAGGAGCAGTAGGAGATCAAACTAATACTGTTAATCAAACGAATAATGTCAATATAACTGCAATGAATGCTGATGATATTCCAGCCAATCTAACTAGAGTATTTGATACTGCTGCTCAAAATGCTCTTGATGCTCTTGCTAGACAAGCAAGAAATGCCGCTCCAAGAACAGAGGCTCCCGCGCAATGAGTGGGATAGTTGGCCTTGTTGGACAAGCAGTTAATCTAGGCAGCACTGCATTCTCGATGTTCTTTGCTGGTAATACAAAGAGCACCATTGGAGTTATTTCACTAGATGTTTTGGTAACAGAAAACCTTAGTCTGCCGTCTGATGTAACTAAGTATCCTGTAGAAGATGGTGGAGAGGAAATATCAGATCATATTACTCAAGGCAATGAAGAGCTAACAATTACCGGATCAGTATCATCAACATCAGGGGATATATTCTCTTTTGAATTTGGTCCTTGCACAGCTAAATTGATTAATGCTATTAGCCAATTGCGTTCTATGCATAAGGATCGCAAACCAATTACTGTGGTGACTGGCCTTGGTAAATATGAAGATATGGCCTTTACTAGCCTAACAATCAATAGAGGAAGCGGCAATAAAGGTGGTGCTTGGATTGATATTAATGCGAGCCTAAGACATATCAAAAAGGTTTCTCTGAAGAAAGCAGATTTGCCAGAGGATAAAGCAGCAGCATCACCAGGACCAAAAGGCAAGACAGGAACTACAGAAAAGAAAACAGGACAAAGCGGTAATGCTGATACTCCTCCTGGTGGTAGAAGTATATTGAAGTCTGGGCAAAATTGGGTTAACAAGAATAATCCATTTGGACTTAGTATCCCCAAGGGACCATTTGCCGCGCCATGATAGTATTAACCATATCTGATCTTAATAGCCAAGCAGTAGAAGCAATACTTGATGATGAATTGTTTTACATTATTATTGATTGGAATGATACTGGACAATATTGGGAAATGGGCATTCGCAATTCAGCTTATCAAACATTAGTTGATGGTGTTTGTATGGTGCCTAACTATCCTTTGCTCTGGCAATTTCGTTATGAGGATATGCCGAAAGGAGACATACAATTGGTTAGAGTAAACGATGATAATGGGCCTCCAACTCGCGATGATATTATTACTGATAAATATGAATTGATTTACATGACACAGTCAGATATTCTATTGGCGAACTCTCTTGCTGTTTGATAGAGTATATCGTTTGTTGGTAGGAAAGAAAGGCCAGAGCCAAGGCACGGAAATTACTGACTTGAGAATCAACTTTAATATACAGAAAACATCAGATAAAAATCCCAATACCAACAAGATACAAATATGGAATTTGTTGAGCACTACTAGGAAACAGTTTGAATCTCCTGATACTCGTTGTTTGTTGTATGCTGGATACGCAGAAGATGCAGGCCCGCTCTTGATCTTCTCTGGAGGAGTAACGCATGCGTGGACTAAGTTTGATGGACCGAATGTGGTTACTGAATTTGAACTTGGTGATGGCGCCCAGGAGATACGTGACACGGCTGTTTCTTTTGGATATGGTAAGGGTGTCAAATCAACTCAAATTCTTAATGATGTTTCCGGCAAGATGGGCTTGCCGTTAACGTTAGCTAGTAATGCTCCTGTAAGAGAATGGAAGAATGGTCTATCATATTACGGATCAGCTAGAGGTTTGCTAGATAAAGTTACCAAAGGAACCAATTTGGAATGGTCTATTCAGAATGGCAATCTACAAGTAATTGAAAAGGGTATGGTAACAACTAGACAAGGCATTCAGATAGATGCTGAGTCTGGAATGGTCGGATATGCTGAGAGAGAAAGAGAAACCAAAGGGGAATTGAAGAAAGAAACCAAGAAGGGAAGTAAAGAACCTCAGAAGGATTGGAATGGTTGGAAAATAAAGACATTACTTATGCCAACTCTTAATCCTGGTGATAGAGTATTGTTGAAATCTCGATCTGTAGAAGGTATATTTCGTATTGAAGAGCTAACTCATACAGGCGATAATTGGGATGGTGATTGGCAAACAGAACTCAAACTAGTTGATCCTGCCAAGCCACTAGGCAGTAAGAAAGCAACTAAGGGTGGGAAGGCTAAACGCGGGCACGGCGGAGGAGGGGGCGGAGGAGACTCAGGAGACATTATTGATGAAGGTGATCTAGAAGCACAGATGGTGAATAGCGATGTTTGAAAGAACACTAAACGCATTTCAGGATATGGCTGAGTCTCAGCGATCTGAAATGAATACTTCAATGCCAGGGACTATTGTTTCTTATGACGCGGCAACTAATCGTGCTGTTGTGCGTCCTGATTTGCCTAAGCGTCTTGCTAGTGATGAAGAATTACCACCACCTAATATTGTTGAAGTTCCAATAGTATGGACAACAAGT